CCTCATACCAAGCATTATTCGCACCGTTTCTAATCTTTAACTTATTAGCCGTAGTGTCTGCCCATACTTGATAGGGATACATTGTCGCTGGTTGTGTTGCCCCGCTGTTTGCTGATACTACTGCTGACAAAGTGGAGTTTAAATCCGCCCTTACTGCCGCACCACTCGCATTATCAATTGTGTAATCTTCTTGGCTCATATTTTCTCCTTAAACTGCCTTGCCGTAACCAGTAGCCATCCAGTTCATCGACCTCTCAATACTGTTTGACCCATTAAAAAATTCAATATCAAAACCCGTTGATGTTTCATTAGTCAAACTAAACCAGTCATTACCGTCTGAATTTTGAGCGGTAATACCAACACTCGGCACATCCTTAAATGCGTTAGCATAAGTGATTGACGAGCCACCTACTGGCACTGTTAAATTCTGCGCCCTCTCGTTTCTATCTGGCATGTCTACCGTTACTTCAAGTGTTGAAATATCAATATTTCTTGATGAATCTGTTGATGCAAAAATAACTCTAAATTCATACGCTCGTGCGTGATAATCACCAATCATAAGTGTTGCCCACGCAGTCCACGTTGGCGATGATGCTGGATTATCTTCGGTTGTTCTAATTTGTAATTCTGCTGTTACCTTATCTGACGGTTCACCATCAAAGTTAGCCCATAAATCAATATTATCGGCTCTTGAATCAAATACATCAGTTACAACATAACCAGAAGCAATCATATTAGCCGATACACGGCTTGTATATACAGCGCCCAAATCAACTTGATTGGCAAAATCATATTGACCCGATAACTCAACCGTTGTTGTATTAAATTGTTCTTGAACAACTTGGTCGCCAGCTTCAGTAATTAAATTATCACTCGCTTCAGTTAATACATCAAAGGTTTGAATGTCCAATCTTAATACCGAGCCACTAACAATCGTATCATCTTTGACACCCGTAAATGTTGGGGATTCAGTTTGAGTATCAACAACATTAAATGAAAGAATATTTGGAACGGTTGTATAGGCTTGAGCATCATCTGTGGCAAAGTTTCCAGCGCTATCAACAGCCTTAGCCATATAAGTACCAGCTAACAACGGTAACACAACGTTTGTCGCTGTACCAGCCAAAGCCTTACCAATATCTGTACCGTGCGCCCAAGTAACACCCGAAGTCATTGGCGTATGTCTGATTCTAATATAACCACCGTGTAACACGTCAATATCAGTTGGTCTATCCCATTGTAAATGACAAGACCCATCAATCGCACGAATACTAAAGTTTTGTATTGCTAATGGTGGTGTAGTTAATCCAGCTAAAACAATCTTGGCTGTTTCAGTCCAATTAGAACGAACACCCATGGTATTGATTGAACGCACTCTGAAATAATAATCACCAGCACTCAAGTCATTCACTCTTGCGCTTAATGCTTTGGTTGTTGTTACAAACTCCCAACTGCCAGTACCGTTCTTATATTCAACATCATAAGCAGTAACAAACGCATCTGTTGGCTGACCCCACGTTAGATTTGCTCTAACTTGTGCGCCTTTACCAGTAGCCGTTACATATAATTCTTCAGTTACTGACAACGCTGTTGGCGAACCAACTTGAGTAGCATCTGGCAAGTTTGTATTTGGTGCTGAATCTGATACTTGGATAGTTCCAAAATCATAAGCATTAGCATCATATTCAATTGCTGATATACGCACTTCATCATTGCCTTGTAGAGATATACGCATAACTCTAAATGGCTTAGCCGTCCAGCCAGTAGTTGCGTGAGATATAAATACAACATCGCCAACTTCTGCTTTTAAACCCTCAATAGTAGCTGTAAATTCACAAGATATTTGTTGCCTTGATTGATTAAGATTAACTGTTGTAATCATTTTGGCACGGTCAATATCAGACGTAAACGGTAGGTCAATTGTTCTTTCTAACAATAAGCCATTGTCTTGAGTTCTTAATGTTGTGGATTCAACTACCGCTATATCTGGTTGCCAGTTTCTATCGGGATTAAAAAAGTTTGCTCTAATTCTGTTAAATTGGCTGTTTTTATTACCAAGGTTAATTGACCAAGAGCCAGTAATATTATCTTCATCAAATGTAAATGTTGCCGTTTCTGGCTTGTCAATGATTAGCTTATACTTACCACCACTAAACACTAAAAAGCCTCTACAAGCCGTTAATAGCTTCTTTAAAACGTCCATTGAGCCAGTTGAAGTATCAACTACACCGTTACAAGTATATCTAGCCTTACTAACACCGCCAATAGTTACGTTTTCATCACAATAATTAGCAGCAGCATTGAATGAAGTTGTATCTATTAATGATGAATCAATTCCACGACCATATCTTGTATTTGTTAAATAATCTCTAATACATAATACTGGGTTATCACTCCAAGCTGTGGTTGACGTTCTTGGGTCAAATACTTTAACACCTTTAATATCAGCGGTAATGGTTGGCAATCCTTGTGGGTAAGCATCTTGGTCAAACTTTAACTTAGCATAAATATACGCTGTGCCTTGTAATTTATGGTCAGTAGACCAGTTATTAACAGCATCAACAAGGTTAGTATCTGCCGTTTGAGTTGCTGAACCAAGATGTGTGTATAAATCTAATACATCGTCAAACCTTTCATCTGTTGAAATAATATCATTCAAGTATATATTTTCAAATGAATTAATTTCACCCTCTGAAACAGCTAAAACAACGTGTAAATAATCGTTTTTATCGCCAGTAGCTTCAATAAATACACGAGTACCACCAATCTTGCGTTGACCATAGACAACTGGAATAGGTGCGTTATTTGATTGTTTATTAACAAGCATACCAGAAGCAATATCACCAGCAAAATCAGAAGCATCTTGACCTTGACCAATGCCAAAGGCTTTACCAGCTAATGTTGAGATGCCAATACTAACTACCGCAGAAGTTGCTATATACACAAATGTAGCAGAAGCAGCAGCACCAAATGCCCAAGTAGCGACTGCCGTTCCAGCATAAGAAGCACCTACCGTTAATGCCGTTACTGCCATCTTAATACCTCGGTTAAGTTTGGAACTTGGTTAATCGTCACAATGTCAACGCCAATATCATCTCTAACAATCGCAACTGTTGAGCCTAAACATACAGCGACTGAACGCCAGTATTTCTCGTGTGCTAGTTTTTGTTCCATAACAATAATATCCCCCGTTTGAATATGTGTCAATTCTACATTAACACAACCCTTGGATTTTAATTGTTCAGATATATCACCGTGCTTTTTAGCGTACTTCCAAGCAGACTTTTGACCTTTCCATTTGCCAGTATATTCATCTCTTAAAGATGTTTTATACATCGCATCAATAGCACCAGCAACGAACAAAGGGCAATCATTAACACCGAATTTAAACGGTTTGCCAATTTCCTCTTGAACGTAGTTATGTAATGCTATCTCACTTGATGGGTTCACGATTTACCCCACTTAATATCGCTTACAATTTCAGAAGCAAATTCAAAACCCTTGTCACCAGCAAAATGAACTTGTTGTTCTTCGTGGTTTGTATGTCTGCCAGTTGTACGGCTAAAATCTACCCAAGCATTAGTAGCGGTAACACTAACCGAAGAAGTTCCAGCATCTGGGTTTTCTTGAATCGTTGGTGTGTCCATTCGACCCTCAAAGATTAATACTGGGTCAACAACTAATGCTAAAGCATCATCTAAAAAGGCTGTATATACTTTTACAGTTCTATCAATGTAAGCCTTGTTTAATACACGACTAACCCATACTTGGTCAATACCACCAAGGGAAAGGGTAACGCTTGAAACAATTACTTCAGCTGCTTCTTCAATATCAGAGAAGCCCATAAAATGACCAACAGCCGTATAAGTGTTTGAATTATAACTAATATCTTTAAAAGCATCAGTCATATAAACCGTTTCATCATCAAAGTAAACTTCTACTAAATGAACTGGTCTATTATTACTTTTAACAACTTCAGTTTGAAATGCTGACGTTGACCCCCTATCCATTAAACAACCTCAATTAGTTTAATACCATATGTAACAAAGCCTTTTTCAGTAGCGCTCATCTCTTGTTTGTCATTAGCAAAAGCCATAGTAAACGGAACGCTGTTATATGTAACTGCCTCATCATCAACTAAAGCATTAGTTAATACTGGCTCAATAGTTAATGTCGTTGTAGCATCTGCTGTCAACATATAAACCTTATCATGTCCACTAAACTTAATGAAGTCACCAGCCTTTAAAGTTCCTGTTAAGCCGTCAACTGTAATACTTGAATCACCTGCTGAATACCCACTAGCATTATTGACTAACAAAGTACCTGTGGCTGATCCGCTCGTATTCCCATACACTTCCGGTATATATGTAAACGTACCATATTGCCCTTGCTGTGATTGAGCAAAAGCCCATACTGGGGCAAAGTCAGTTCTGTTTAATGGTGGATATGAAGCATCAATAGTCCATCTTTGACCACCTCTATTTCTAGCCTGTCTTTTTAATGAATGTGTCAAACTAACCAAAGTAGGGTTAATACCTGTAATCTTGATACTTGATGGTTTAGGTGTTGTTGGGAAACTTCCACTCATAATGCTACCGCCCTTCCGTTTCTGTTAAATGCTTGTCTCACTATACCTACAACTGTTGGTGCGTTTTCAGCAATTACAATAGAGGCTGTTCTTGGGTCTAAAGCGTTAATTTGTGGTGAATAATTAACATTGATGTTTGTTACACTTCCACCACCGCCACTTCCATTTGGAACGACAGTACCTGTCTTGTTTGGAACGAATAATTCCGCACCCTGCTCACCAACAATGTATGGCTGATTACCAGTTACAGTGCCACCCTCTGCTTTAAACATACCTTTGAATATATCACCAAAGAATCCACCGCCTTTGGCTTGACTGCCAATAGCACCAGATAGAGCATTAGCAATAGGGTCAGATATATTTGCTTGAATAACTTTAGCGGCTATATCGTCAAAGATTGAATTTAACACATCTCTAAATGAGCCTAGACCTTTGCCCATATTCATAATAGATTCAGTAATAGAATCTGACATACCTTTAGCCATTTCAGCAACCTTCTTTTCAATCTTGGCATCTTCCATAAACTGAACAGCCTTTTGGTATTCGTCATTTACTGCTTTAATTCCAGAGGCTTTTTCAACATCTAAGATAATTCCATTGCGGTATGCCTCATTGAAATTCTCAATGATATTATCACGCTCTTTTTCTAACTTTTGTAATGGGGTCATTACGTTAGTAATTTTCATTATTGAGTCTTTATACTTGGTCATTGTTTTAGTAAACTTTTTAAGCCTACTATCTGCCTCACCACCCTTAGCAAAGTCATAAACATTAAACACCTCACCTTTAGGGGTTGGTTTTTGTTTAGGGTCAAACTGTTCAAAACTCTTTTCAGCCATAGCCAAATC